CTTGAAGTAGAGTTTTTCAAGACGGAAATTAGTTTCGCACTTGCTAGTCGCGGCCTACGTTCAGAGAGATTCTCTTCCTGAAGTGGGACAGCAACATCTTGACTTCCAGGTATTCGTCGGGAGTAATTACTTTCTCCCCATAAATACCCGTTGCGTGATCCTCCACGTCTTGGAGGACCACACGCAATAAAGAAGTCAGAGTAGCCTGCCCATTCGGGAAGTTCTGAATCGTCGGAGACGATTCGCTGGAGTTCTTGCCATTTCTGGTTTGATTTCCAGCCCTCTTTGACCGCACCTGGACCGTGTTTGTACGTTTCATATTCCGTCTCCTGTTTGTAAAGGGGATGTAGTAGATAACGACAAACACGATCAATGTGATGATTGTGCCTGTCAGGTATAACAACTTGACTTGCACGCTCATCGCACTGATAAAATCCGTCCACCGCCTTTTGATGAAGAACTTCTTCACCTTCTGGCGAGGAACGCATTTTCTTAAAGAGTAGAAGCACGCCGTGAAGCGCCTTCAGAACGCCGAAGTTGACGTTCTCTTTAAGTAGTCCAGTTATAGGATCGAAAATTTCGCAGAACATACCCGAAAACAAGACCGGGATTGTTCCCCCGCGGATCTTCTTAAATCCGACGGGGCAGGCGAACCTGCCAGATGCAATGCCTCTCACGAGAGCACTGTCTAAAGCAGGTAGGGCGATGGTAAGGAAACCATCTCCCTCAGATTCGAACCTACGCTTGATCGTGATGACATCACGATCAAGGCCTTTCACATCAGGTTCTAGTCTCTTGACGTCAGTCAAGAGACTTGCGAGGAGCGCTATCGGACTTTTCATCATGCACCTCCTATGGGGGTTAAATGATTCCGAGTCCGCTAGCGACCACAGGCCTCTAAGGGCCGATACTGCCAGGAACCTTCACAGGTTCCTGCGTCACACTCACGTTACCATTCCCGGTAAGTGTACATGCTGTCATAGACAGTAGATACGCCAGGAAAGTAACACGAATGACGTTAGTAACAACGCGCTGAACAGAGTAAGCCAAACTGGATTCTCCATTTGTTGGATAAGCCAGTTCAACTTAGCTCTGAAACGCGATGAGCTTTGCAGTTGTGACTTGCGCATCGTCTCGATAGTCCGTGAGGGCTTTACAAAGTGCCACAATCGCGGCATCCGTAAATCCCGTCAAGGGTCGGACGATAGTGAGTGAACAAGACGCAGTGTATTTCTTGTTCACACCCGTAACCGGGTCGGGTGCGACAACAGTCTGCAACATCTGCAGATAATGTTTGTCGCCACCGCCCTTCAGAGTAGCGTGATTAGTAATAACGGTATAATTGTTAGTACTGTCACGCCGTTCTGAACCATATCCGTCTTGCTTCACTAACGCGAAGCTAAGAGCAGGAGTGGGAGCTGCGGCTGCAACGTCTACTGGGTCGGCTAGCATTGGACGTCTCCTAAGGTGAGTATGAATGGGCCTACGAAGAGGGCTGGAAAGCCCCCTTCCGGGTAAATCCCAATCTTTGGGCAAGAATTGCACCAAGGATTGAGTTCTGGTATGCCGTTAAACTAGACGGCACGCTAGTCGTATTCACATCGTAAAGAGCCGCAACGTCCTCACGAGTTCTACACTCGTATTCAAGGCGCGATTGGTGCCGATTCTTGCTAACGCTAGAAACGACACCTCCCGAAACGCCATTGATTCGGACTTCCGACTCTGCGAGAGTTTCCGAGTAAAAATCACTGATTACCTTACCTTTCGTATGAACGGTAAAGAATCCGTAATTGATTAGTGAAGGGTCATGGTTAATTTCCTCCATCAATTCGAGGTAATTACCACAACCCGTAAACCAATCATAAAGCCACGTCCAAGGTGTCAAGTTATAGACATCTATGAAACGTGGAGTGATTCCTGCTCTTTCGTACCATGTATAAGTACGTTTGAGCGAGGGCACATTTATCGGCGGAAAGTCAAAAGTTGCGTTTACAGATAAACGTATCTCTGACTCTCTAACGATTCGAGAGGATGTCTGTACATTGTATTCGTACGGATAAGCCTCTGTGTCATACTGGAAACCGGAGACCCCAGTCTCTCCAGAGAGGTGAACCCTCTTGGAGCGAAAGGTCGTGGCTTTCTGAGAGCGATGCATCAAGAAGTTAATCTTTTTGCTAATCTTCTCAGGTAAAGCCATCAACTCCTCTAGGTCCTTATAAGTTTGACGCCAGCCAAAGTGGAAGCTAAGCCACTCGCCTGGAATATCTTTCACGTTCGCCTTGAGATCGAATATAAGATCCCGAGTAGAACTTGAACGACCAAAAGTGTCAAACGTCTTACGAATGTTCTCCATTGTATTCTTCAGCTGAAGAATACTTTTGGGAACATCTCGAAGTTCTATAGCATTTCTTAAAAGTGAGTAGTCCCTAGAAAAGGGACTAACACCTTTAAGCATGCTAACAGCATACTTTCGGGCGAGAGCCTTATTGAATGCGACTTCGTTAGCCGTAAGAGTATTATAAGTAGCCAAGGGGAAGACTGCAGATGCACCCTTCGTCTGGAACTCCCAATACGTATCCTGTCCGCCAGATGGTTCAGGGGCAACGCCCCCTACCATATCGCAAGCAGGATTCGGAGGATAAGTTCCATTGTAGTAAAGACGAAGAGTACGCGTTCGCTTAAACGTTCTTGGACTAGAGATGATGTCGTTCTTGAAGAACTCAAGTTCGCCATCAAAACTACCCAAGAGCCGTGTTCGGCGAGTCGTGTCCTTGATATAGGAGCGTAAAACCGGCTGCGTTGTTAACGTAGTCGGAAAATCTCCCGTAAACAAATTCTGATAGTCGGGTCCAGGACTAAAACAAAATGCAACACCCCGGTAATTTTGGGTTGAGGCATATGTATGGTCATAGACATGATTGATACGACTCCGCATATCTAATACGGAAGCCGTAGCTCTCTGACGTTCTCGATTTGTTGGCGTTACGATATTACCTGATACTTTGAATCGATAGGTAGGATCAATCGCGAAAGCGACCGATTTTATCATCGAAACAGGCATCAGTTTATATACGAACGACTCAAGGCCATTTGCAGGTTTAAACGTGTCATATCGATACTCATATAATTTATGAGGATCGTAACCTTCTGGGAGTCCACGCGTATCAAAACGTGGTCCTACGGAAAGTTTGATCGACATGACAACATCTCCTCCTTTGATGTGAATAGGCAGTGTTGCCCTTAGAACAGGCAACACTCAGAGCCTAA